AGTGGGTCTAAATCTAAACCATTATCCATCATAAACATTGTAAGGGATACTAATTTATCTCTAAATTCTTTATTATGTTCTAATCCTTTTTTAGTGATGTTAGATACTACAATTTTATCTTTATGTTTATCAACTTTAAAATCAGATGGTACTACATTTTTGATATGATCCTTATAGTAATCAACCCTATTAGAATCGGATGAAATGTTTAAATCTATATCCTGGTTTTGTAGTGGTTCAAAAAAATCATTAGAAGAAGGTTGTTGAGGAGTATTATCATGTCCACATTTGTGGCACATATATAAGTCACTTCCTCCATCTTTAATTTTCCAAGTCCAACCACATTCATCACAAACGATAGAATCACCTTGAATTTCCTCATCAACAAATGAAGTTATTTCGTCACCTTCATACACATATGATTCTTCAGTTGAAGGTTTAACTTTAGATAAATCTAGTTTTTCTAAAATTGGGCGAATTAAATCAATAGACTTTTTAGAGTATTTTTCTTCAAAATATTGTATCACATCAGATTTTTGAGGCATAGCATACGTTTAGCTATAAATATTAAATGTCTTCCCGTTTTGCTGTTGTTCTAAATGATTCAAATGAAGGAGATGATGTTGGGTTTTCTAAATCAAATAACTTACGTATTGTTTTAAAAATATCTAAGTTTTCTTCTTGTGTACGTTCTGATTCTACTACTTCCCAGCCCTTACCTTGCATTTTATCTTTTTTAGGACCACGTTTAGATGACTTTAGCCATAGTATTCCTTGGCGTTGAGCATCCTTCCCGTAACATTCTTTATAACACTGCGTATAAACTGCGGTTTGCAATTCATATGTTGGTTGAATGTGGTTAGAAGTTTTAACGTCTAATACCCACAATTCATCATTAATTTCACAAATTAAGTCACAAGTACCTGCTACTTTTAATTCATCTGAAAATAAGTGTACTTCGGTTTCAATAAGTTTAGGTTTATGGGTTTCCCAAAATTCTACAAAATGTAAAAACATCTGCCACACATCTGGGTTATGTTGTGGGTAACCATTTTTGTCTAAAAATTTTAATTCAGCCCCATTTAAATATTCTTCTACCATTTCATGGACTTGAGTACCTTCTTCAGCTGCTTTTTTAACAATGTACTCTGAAGCGTACCCTACTTTTTTAAGCCAGTCCTCAAAGTGTCGGCCTTTGGGGTAATATCCTAAAACATAAGTTACAGATGGATAATAATTACCATTTCGTCTATAAAATCGTGAATCAGGTAATGTAATTTGTTTATGATCGTCAGATATTTCTAAAATGCGATTATAAGAATGTTTGATTGTACTCATACTAGTTCTAGTTTTTTCTCAAATAAGTTTGAGAAGGTTAATGGTTGAGTGGTTTGAATTAATTTAGTAAAGTTTTCAAAACCCATTTCACTTGGGTCTTTATCTTTTAATTCTACTAAATATACTTCTTTACCCTCGTTTAATAGTTCTTCACAAAATGTTAAAGCTTGTTTAATAGCATCTTTATCCAATGCTATGTATATTTTTTGTACCTGTGAGGTAACTAGTTTTTTCTTTAATTTATCCTGGATGTTTTTACCTAATAAAGGTATTACATTACGTTTAATGGCCATCATATCAAATGGTCCTTCACATAAAATAATAGGTACATTCCAGTTTATAAAAAATTCAAATGGAACAATGTTTCTTGATACATTTGGATTCTTATATTTGGATCTAGAAAATTCTTCAAATCCTCTAGAAGTAAAATAATTTAAATTACCTTTTTCATCATATGAAGGTATAACAATCATATTGCTATATGGGCCATGTTCGCAGTAACCAATTTGGTACTTAAGTATATCATACTTGGTGATACCACGGCGTTTTAGGTAAGCTAACGCGCGTCTACCAATGAGGTTATTGGCAGTCACATCAGTTAGCGGAATAAATTCTTCAGGCAATTTAACGCGCTCTAAATCGGTTTCTGTGTGTTCGGATTTAGAAGTACCTACTAAAGAATACAGGGATTGAAGTTTATCAGGTGTAACTTCTAGATGTTTAAATAAACGAGTTAATTTTTTACCTTTAGCATTACATACCCAACAATGCCAAGGATTGTCACCTTTAGCATTTGTATCCATATTAACCTCAAGTTTAGGTTTATGATGTTTACAAAATGGACAGTGATATGCTCTGTTATTTTTAGAGGTATTTTTACCTGCTCCTAAGACAGAATCCACCAATGTTACTAACAGTTGATTTACCATATTGTGGAATATATGGAAGAGACTTAAGAAACAAAATCTCTTTTAAAAAACTTTCCTAATATATTGTCATTGTAACTGTCTACAAGTAAGACATTATACTGGCATTGGTAATGTAGTTCCCAATAAGTTAATTCTTTCTTGGTATTAACTATTTTAATGATATCTCTTTGGAATGCTAAGTTGCCTTTAGATTTTATTTCGGCAAGTATTTCTTTATTAGAACCCCAATATGTAGCCCAATCAGATTCTTTTTGTATTCTTTTTGTTGTTGCTTTACGACCAGGACCAGATTGTTCAGCTAATTCAGATTTGGTTAATTTTTTCTTTATATTATGATAAAGACTTTTTTTACCAATATAAAATTTACCTGTTATCGCATTAGTAATTCTATAAATGAATCCAAAACTATTTTCCGGGAAGTCTTCTAAAGTAATGAATTCTTTAATTTGAGTGTTTTCATATCGAAACCAGTTATTCATGTTTAAAAATTTAGATTTACTTGAAATAAAGCTTCGTTATTAAAATTTTTATTATATGGTCTAGGGAGTTTAGCAGTTGCTAATAGCTCATTATTATCATTGTATAAACCAATTGTGGTGATATATGCTTGTGGATTTTCATACCACTCAGGGTGTATTATAATACCTGAACTACCTGAAATAAAGCTTGGGTTAGATGGGTAATTATATTCTAGGTTTCGAGTTCTAATAAAGACTGAATTAAGGGGAGTAAAGTCTTCGTTTTTAAGAATAAGGGTTGAAGATGCAGGGGTAGACAAGTTTTGGGAGCTTATGATAACTCCTATATCTGGGAATATATAGCCATATTCTCCTGTACCTACTCCATAAGAAAATTTTCCTGCTCCTGCTACAGTTCCAAGAACTAATTTATATGCTCTTCCACAATTGAATAATTGAGGAGATTCCATATTACTATTATCAGTATAATTCCCAATTCTTAAACTACCAGGTAATAAAGCACTTTTATATTTGTCTCTAGCAATTGATATAATATTAAAAGTAGGTTGAGATGATCCGTTCCAAAAAAATTCAGCATTATTATCCCCAAAAACTATATTGCGTAATTTACCATATACGGCTCTTGGAGTGCCAGAGCCATTTTTATTAGCAGATGTTACACTATACTGTACATTAGATCTGTTACCTATAAAAATATTACTTATAGATCCTGGGTATATAATTTCAGTGCCTATTCCAGGAGTAGTAAATGTGGGGATATTATCAATAAAATTACCACTAGCATCCCTCCAACATGATGTTGAGGTAGAAACAATTTCTGAAGTAAAGTCTAAAGGATCTATTCTAGTTAAAGTCATAATTTTATCTATCTAAGTTTACAACTATTGTCATGTCTGTGGTTCTGCTAGTTGGTATAGGTTGTGATAATTTAGCTACTGCTAGTAGCTGTTGATCATCATCATACAAACCAACAGATGTTATGTAAGGGGAAAATGAAGATCCAGTTACAAAATCCCATGCTTTTCCACTAGTATCTACAGTACTACTATTCATTGGACTAATATACTCTTTAGTAGAAAATATAGATGAGTTTAATGAGTAATTAAATTCACTTTCTCTAAGAGTACATTTATATTGGGTTTCATATATAACTTTAGAGCTTTGAAAACTTAAATTCATATTCATAAAAAACCAGCCAAATACAGATTCATCAAAAACAAGATCAGGGAATACTATTATTCCATGAGCGTAATTAATAATGCCTATTATCTGTCCGGCAAAGGCTCCATTAGTAATTACTAATCCTCCTTCTCCATTATCTTGTACTGTAATGGTTCCATAACTATCAACGGTGGCAATATCAGCACAAGAAAAACTAGTAGGATTTATGTAATCACCATATAAGGTACTAGGAATAGAGATTACATATAGACTTGTTGGGTCAGCATTAGGAAACGATCCGGAGCGAATAAATCGAGGTTGATATAAAGTCGTATCTAAAAAATTATCAAATCTACTATGCACATTTAAAGTAGCTCCTCCGGCAATAATGTTACCATTCATATCAGTTTGAATGGTTTCTCCTTCAGGGTTAGGGACTTGATTAGAATAATATAACTGTCTTATAGTACGATATACTTGTGTAAGTGTTACATCTTGATAATCTGCAACAGTAATTCCATCAAATTCTATGTTTTGTTCATCATCATATGGAATGTTTGCCCCAACATATTTTTTTATATCAACAGCATCCCATTGGGAATTCCCATTAAAAGTAAAACTTTTATGTGTAACTAAAGGTGTTATTATAACATCTTGTGAAGTAAGAGATTTGAAAGCACCCATTCATTTAGAAATCTAATTTAACACGTATTAAAGCTTCTTTGGTAAAATCTTTTTTAAGTGGTTTTGATAATTTAGCTACTGCCAATAACTCATTATTATCATTGTACATTCCTACAGATGTAATATAGGTTTGAGGATTTTGTATGAATGCATCATATATAATAACCCCTGAACTTCCAGAAATAAAGCTTGGGTTTTCAGAGTAATTAAATTCAGCATTTCTAGCTCTAACAAAAGCAAAATCTGATGTTACTGTTTCTTGGCTAAGGATACTAAAATCACAATCTCCAGCATTACTTAAGCAAGTATTAGCAAAATCAAATGCATTATTTTCATCAGTACCTGCAGTTCTTGGGGTACTAAATCCTACCCATTCATTTATAGCTGCTGGGTTAAATAATATAACTCCTATGTCTGGGAGGAGATATCCAAATGCTCCTTGGGTGCCGCCTCTAGCTGCATTAGTAACTCCACTTCCATTACTACCTGATACTAGCTCAAATGCTCTACCACAGTCTAAGTAAGTAACTGTAGTTACATCTCGGCTATTATCAGTTAGCCCCTGGCTTGCGTTGTTTTCAAGTAATATATTTAAACTCCCAGGGAAGATAGCTTGTTTATAGCGAGCACGAGCTAAAGACACAACATAAAAATTAGGTTGTTCTACTCCTCCAAAATTAAAAGTAGCATTTTCATCACCATAAATTAAATTTCTAAATTGTCCATAAATAGTACGGGAAGGAGTATTACCAGGAACAGAAGCATAATATGGTACAGTGCTGTCTCCATCTACATCCCCATATGCTACATAAAATTGAGGGGCAGCAGTTGCGGATGTAGCGGTAGTTTGGTAAGCAGTAATATAATAATCACCGCTAGGACCAGATTGTTGAGCAGTAGAAAAATATATGTTGCCAAGAGAAGCACTATTAGTAGACCAGGCAGGTCCCACAACTGAGTCAGCACTGACTATAAAATCTTCAGGGTCAAATCTTTTAAATGACATTGGTTATTAATTTTTTAATTAAGAATTTTTGTTAATTTGAACCGGAACTGTAATTCTGGCTCCACTGTCTCTACCTACTACGGTTAGGGTGGTTGAAATTTGGTTTACTCCTGTTGGGAATAAAATATTAATTGTAGTAGCGGCTAGATTAATGGTAGTACCAACTACGGTTTTAGACACGTTAGTTCCAAGAGTAGTTGTTGAATTTAACGCATTAGCTTGAGTTGTATTGATACCTACACCATTAAACGAACTCATTAATCTTACATCGGATATAGTTGCGCTATAACCAGAAGATTCACGAGTTTGAGTTCCACCTAAATAATTTAATGTTTGGGGGCTAATAGAAAGTGTAGCACCTTGGTTCAAAGTAATAGTAGTATAACCAAGATCCAAAATAGGTAATTTAGAAGTACCTCTAGGGAGAGTAGTAAGCAAATATTTCATTGCTTGTGTCTCATCAGGAAATGCTTCTAATAAAGGCATACCATCAATTGCTTGTCCGTAAAATGCAGAACCTTCAGGGTGGTTAGGATTATACATTGTGTAATCAACTTCATCATCTGCTAAGGCAAATTGTGTAATTCTAAAAGAACCATCATTTTTGGCTAACAATTCTCTACCTTTTCTTGTTAAGATAGCGTCTACTGTAACTATTGAATTATTAAGAAATCCCATTTTTTATATTATTTTTTTATTATAAATATTATGATATTAAATCTTGTTGACTTAATTTCGCTATTGTACTGTCATAACTATTAGCTAATTCTTGGCTAATAAATTTAGGTTGAACTATACCTGTATATGCGTTTCCAGTGCTACTAGCTAGTTGGGCATATGTAAAACCTATATCAGAATTTACTTTTAGGTTAATAAAGGTTCCATCATTTACTAATCTATATAAAACAAAATGATCTAGCATTGATCCTGTAGGTACAGGAGGGTAAACTGTCAGAAATAATGTATCAGATTCTTCTACCTGTGTTACAGTATGTAAGTTATTTGGATTGTACTCAAATCTAATTTTGTCTCCTACTTGAACTTGGAAAGGAGTATTTACAGGATATGAAAGAAGATTAAATTTGTTTTCTGGGCTAAAAGCTGAGGTAAAGGTAAGGCCAGCTTGATCAATAACTGATTGTAAATCTTGTTTAAATACTGGAGAATAGCAATCATATAAGCCTGCTGAGGCAGTTAATACACTGAAGTTGCTGCCCGTTAAATAGGCTCCTATGGTCCAGTATGGAGCATCAATAACACGAGGTCCATTGGTGTATTGAGGAATTCCAAGAAAACTGGTGTTGGCTGAGGTTAGAGTAAGTTTAGAGGTAGAGTTGGCTAAAGAGTATCCGGCAGGGACACGAGGTGAAACTTGTAATGAAAGTACATCACCTGCGTTAAATTCTCGGAAGGGTGTTGTAAAACTAAATTGTTTTGCAACAGTTAAAATACCTTGAGTAGAAGAAGCAGGGAAATCAAACAATTTAGATTGACCAAATACTCCACCCCCAATTAGTGGAGATCCATTTAACATAACTTGTACAGACACTGGTATAGAACCCGGGTATCCAGCGGGGGCTGTGGCTTTTCTAATAGTAATGGCAAAATCAAAAATTACTCTAATTTGAACACTATTATTATATTCGTTTGTTGAAGTAGCAAAAGTATAAGTAGATTCAGTACTATCATAATCACCTAATGGATTTGATACATCATCAGGAGCAAGTATTTTAAAAGGTATAAATGAGGCAGAAGGAGGAACAGATCCAGTAGTATATGATATATTTCTTCCAGAAGCTCTAAAATTATAATCTGGGGTGGTGTTGTATAGTTGGGTATTATCAACATTAGCAAAGCTCATAGTAGGGAGATATGCTCCTGTGGATGAGCCTGTTTCTGTAACTATAATTTTTTCTAATCTTCCTATTCCAGTTATATCATATGTTCCGGCTAAGGCAGAATCAGTAGAATTAGTAGTACTTAATGGATCAGGACTAATCATTTTAACTACTGCTTGTTTACCTACTTCAAAATTACTTAACAAATTATTTAGTACTACCTGATCCTTAGCATCTCCAGTTTTAGGTAAATATGAATTTCCTTGAGAATCTACTAAATACTTAATCATGAATGCTGATTCACCTATAATTGTAGGGTCAAGGGTATTAGTAGCTTGAAAATATAAAAAATAGGTTTGATTTTGTTCTGCAGCAGGAAGAATATTGTATCCACTAGCATCTGTAGATGAGCCATTAAAATTTCCTTGGGCTGTTTCTAATATATCTAAAGAAGTAACTCCATCATTATAATTATAATCTATATTTGTTCCTGGGAGAGTAAATGAGTTATATTGGGATCCTTCATATCTTATTCTAGACCAAGCAGTTGATGCATAATTAGAATCTTCAACTGGGGCTGGGGTGCCTGATCCAGTCATTATGTCAGTAAAGTTAGTTGGGGTTAAAATTCCTGTGTTGTAGCTAGGGGATACATATAATTCAGAAGTTCTAAATGTCTTCAGAATTATTTAAAATTGCATTAGAATCATTATATTCAAATCCTACATAGTCTGGGGAGAATACTGCGGTGCGGTTAATGGAAATAGAAATAGAGGCCAGATTGGATTGTTTAGGAGTAGGAAAAGTAAATAGATAATATCCTTGGTCTTCATAAGAGGTAACAGAAGCATTAAAAAAATCTAATACAGAAACATCACTTCCTTCTACTCCTCCAATTCCATAATTTATAGAAAGGCCAGTTGCTTGTTGTAAATAATCTACTACGTTTATACTACCAAGAGCATTAATAGATACTTTAGCATATTTAAAACCTATACCTCTACTAACATTTTGTTCCCACCAAAGATTAATAAAACCTGTGCCTGGGGTATAGAATGCGTTGGTAAGGAATGAAGATTCATTAATTGTGCCAGCCGAATTAATAGGAGTATTATATTGTCTAACAGTATATGTAAATAAAGCAGTATTAGGATATTTAAATATATTATTTTCATTTAGTTCTCCATCAGAAGCTATTATACTATTACTACTAGTTGGAGTATAGGGTAATTCACCATTATAAAACTCGGCTTGATCACTATGTGCTAGTTGAGTTATACCTAAAGGAGTTACAACTCTTTCATTCCATGATTGAGAATTAACTGTTATAGGAGTTAATGAGTTATAATCATTAAAAGTACCTCCTGTGCTTCCAGTAATAAATCCAGAAGTTATAGAACCGCTATAATAATTGTTACTGCTAGTAACTTGTGGTTGTATAACTTTACTTCGTTCTAATAAATGTTGTTTAATAACAATGCCTGATTTTAGGTTTGTTCTTGCAGGAACAAAATCCTTAATCATTTTAAATAGTGAGTTATCAAAATACTTAATTAAACGAATGTAATTTATTGGTTTAAAATAAGGTTGTTGTGCTACCCATTGGTTAGAAGGACTAAAATAGCTATCAGCATACGTCCATAAATCAGGATATGTTGGGTAAAAAGTTTGTCTAGGATCTCCTATGTATTCTCCTATGTCAAAATATCCTAAAGCACTCTTAATACGATTGTCTGTTTGAGTTTGGGGTGAAAAAGCAACCTCTAAAGAACTAATATCCGGAGATACACTAGCAGTAGATGGAGGGACTTGTTCTATACCTCTAAAAGGAGATAAAGTATATGCTTCTTGAGTGTATTGAGCATTAATATCAGGTAAAGAAGCATCCATAGCACTTGATGAAAGAATTAAAATTCGATCATTTACAATATCTCGTATACCAGTTCGAGGAATAGTATTAGTATAATTTCCTCCTAATTCATTTACATTTAATGTAGTAGTAACAGGTAAACCGTACATACTAATAATATTTTGCAAGCCAGCTACTGTTCCTTTAGATTTTAATAAATAAGGTAAATTATGGTAAATACGCTTATACATTTCTTTATTAACATCATCTAAAGGAGTATAGTATGATTCTCTTGATGCTGTAACATATGTAGCGATTTTTTCCCTATCTGAGCCGGGTGGGAGGGTATCAGAAGGGGTATTAACGGTTTTGGTTCTTAGGTAACTTCCAGAGTCAAATCCAGTAAAGGCATTAAACAGGTCACTAGTAGAGAAATTGTTTTGGTAAATTTTTAAACCAAATGATCTAATAGCATCTGCTACTAAATCTTTAGAAATCCCATATTCTATGCGGTTATCCCCACTATATCTATTAGTTACATCTTTATAATATACCCAAATATTATCATAATATTGGCCAATCATATCAATAAACACTTTATAAGGCTCATTTTGAGGATCATCTCTCAAATATGAAGGTATAGTATTTATTAAATAATCTTGATTATTTTGATCATAATCTAAAGCAGTACTTAATAATCCTTCATACCAAGTGGTAACAGAAGCATCACTGCTAGTTACTAGGGCGTATGGGGGAGTAACAGTACTTTTAGGGTAAGTAATTGAACCTGTTTCAAAATACAAATAATATTCAAACCCATCAAAATTTTTAATTATATCTGTAATTTTATTACTGAAATATAGAACACTGGAAGTTATAGATGTGTTTGTGGTTTCATTAATGGTGTTTAAACTTGAATTGTATTGTTCAATAAGTTGAACTTTATAGAAAAAATTTCCAACTCTTGATACTGCAGAAGAAAAATGCACAAAGCTGGAAAAATCAGAGTAATTAATTCCTATTTCTATGCTTTTTTCAGCTAAATATGAAAGAATTTGATCGTATGAGGATACAAGTCCTGTTGTTAATAACTGTTCATAATTGATATAATCAGTTGAATTATTAATTCTATCCTTTAAAGGGAGATTTAAATTTGGACCTTTAAGTGTAGGATTAGTTAATCTAGGAGTGACAGGTAAAAATTCAAATTCAACATTAAATGCTAATGAATCTGCAACTTTAGTAACAATCCATAATGTATCTTTTAAATCAAATTGAGGAGGTAAAGGTTCATATAAGTTAATTAGTACCTCATATTGTGTGCTTGTTTTATCAAGTAAAATATTATTAGCTATAACTAACTCATTATCTCCAAAATTTAAATAAAAATCTTGGAAATATGTTGAATCGTTTGATCGTCTTTTAAATTGATTTACTAAATCTTCAATTTCAAAATTTACTAAGATATTTGAAGCTAATCTTACTTCTGTTCTATCTGGAGATATATTTTTTAGATAATAGTTTTGGCCTTCAAAAGATGAACCAAGTTCATTACTAAAAAAGTTATATATAGTATTATAGGATCCTTGAAAAAAACCAGCATCAAGTAGATTTTTTTCAGGGTCTAAACTAATTTCATATGTTGTAGAAAAACCCGAAGCTCCATCAACCGTATTAGCTATGACTTGATAACCATTAAAATTATGGTTAGTAAGAGTATAAGATCTATCTAAAGATTGAATAGTATATTCTACATAATGTATTGAAGGATTAAATGTAGAAGGAGAAGGTTCAGTAGAAAGCAAGCCTAAGTCCTGGGGGGAGTAGGATTGGATTTCTAGGCTATTAGGGTCTAAAGAAGTTATTTCTGCTGCCATTATGAATTAATGTTGGGTTGGTTAGTGCTTGGTGAGGCTTGTAAAGAAATTAATTGTTGGTTGGCGGCAAGTAGATCTTGTCTTAGGGTAGTTATTTCGTCTAATAAAAGTTGAATTTCTTCATTAGTTTGTTCAAAACCAATATAGTCACCACTAGTTTTAACTAGATATTCATGTGAATTAGTATTTCCATTAGTAGGAATATCATAAAACAAAGTATTATATAACTCAAAAAACTCCCCTACAGTTATAGTATCTGCTAAAGGGGGTGGCGGTACTGATACTTGTGAAAAAGAAGTATCAATAGTATTTTCATAGTTTTGTTTATTAAAAACTGTTTTATTTAACGGATAATTAGCCATTAACTACTTTAAAATAATAATTATTATCAAAAATTATTGTTGAACCATTTATGATACTTTTAATAAGTATCTTATAATATCTTTCAGGTTCTAAACCATTCATATAAAGTGTAAAATAACTGCCTTGTTCATCAACACTTAATTGAGTATATTGATTATCGTAATCTACAACAACTTCATTAGTATCCAAGTCTTTTATTGAAAAATATGAAGAAGTTGGAAGATAATAGTTTTGTGTATAGTAAGAAGAAGTTTGGAAAGTTCTTGTTGGGTATGTTGGTCTGCTGTTAACCCTAAATATATTTACACTTTCAGGATAAAAAACACCAATGTTATTATCTACAGATACAGTAGCAATTGTTGTAGACAATTTAGTAATAACAGAAGAACCAGTATTAAACGTGTAATCTCTCCATCTAAATTCTAATTGTGGTGGGTATATAGTATGAGTATCTGAGGAAAAGAATTGAATTTTAGATTGATAATCTTCATTATTAATGAATTCAATAGCTTGTTTAGCTATAATTCCATTATTATCTATAGTACCACTATACCATGCTTTAACCATATTAGTAACATTAGTATCAATGTCACCTGAGTCTTTATAAGTAAAGCTTTGAGTTGAATAGATAGGTAAAATAGTAGAATTTGATGAACTTATATACCAAGTACCTCCTCCAATCTCATTCCCGTATGATGCTGTTACGAAAGCTGGGAAGCCGCTAGTGGTCCAGGCGTTACTTCCAGAATATGATCTCCAAGTCCAACTAACCCCATTTTCAATTTCAGGACTATAATTGTATTTTCCGGTACCCATATTCCATGTAGTAGAGACAGGGTAAAATTCTAATGTTGTAGTAGTTGATAAACCTTCTAAATTAGCAGCAAATCCTCTAAAATTAGCTTGCCATTGAGAACCACTAATTTTGTTAGTAACAATATCATTAATCTCATTTGAATCAAATTGGATTAAAAATCTACTAGCTTGAGGGTAGGAAGATAAATTATTTACTAAAGTAGTAGTTTCTATTACTTCATCTAACCCTGTATTTTTGTTAGGGTAAAGGGAATAAATAGTAGCATCTTTAACAGGAAATAGTTTATAAACAGCCATTTTTTTATTATAAATATAAGAATTACAAAGATACTATACGCCCTTTAATATCAGAATCAGGGTATTTAACTTCAAAAATCATCGGATCTAATGAAGGATAAATAGTATTATTTTGAGTTGCCCCAGCAATATCATACGCAAAAGGAGAATACCCTGCAGAAATACCTACTTTATTAGTTACATTAATAGTTTTAACAGTTTGAACACCATCAAGTTTATCAAGCATAACATATAAATCTCTTAATGTGATAGGCTCATTCATTTGCCATTTGTCAATTTCAAAATAACTTTTTAAAACATTAATACAACTAATTAATACTTCACTGTTATTGTATTCCGGGAGAACTATAATATCAAAATCTACTCCAATATTAATGGTATATCCATCTCTAATTCGGATAGTGTCATTAATCATTCTATATTGGGATAAATATGTTTTTAAATTTTGTTTTAAAGCATTTGAGGCTGGTTTAAGTTTTTTATTAGCATCATAAGCTAAAACATAAAGATCTAATGTGGAAGGAGTTTCTCCAGGAAGAATATTTTCTAGCTTTTCGGGTTCTAAATATATTTTGGCTATTGAACCATATTGTGAGGGTAAACTTAAAGCTCTAACTAAATAATCATCTTGGGTTACTGTTCTTAATTGAGTACCAAATGCTGCTAAAGAATTAAATCTTAATTCATCAGTAGTATCTCCATCTTTACCTCCAGTAGCTGCTAAAGGGTTAGTAATTGCTACTGATCCAAGAACTCTTTCTCGGAGAGTAGGGTCTAGACCAGCAGTAACAATGGTGATATTAGTAGTATTAGTAATTGAAGTAATTGAATTAGCAGGTACATTAGCTGCTACTCCCCCTCCAGTTAAATATCTTACTGTTAAAGTTGTATTACTTGGAGCAATACCATAAGTACCTGTATATAAAAAATTAGCAGGGTCATAAGCTGTAAATAAGCGTTGGTCGATTGGGATAGTAAGATTTAATCCTATAAGATTTGGTGTCGGTGTGATAGTAGCATCAAAGTTAGAAGTATTAGTTCCTGCACCAAATTGAATTTGAAGAGTTGTAGGGGAAGTAAATCTTGAAACAAATCTTCTTGAGACTTTTAATAGTTGTAACAAATATGGTACTTCACCTGAATCATTAGGATTAGTATTAGTTATTGTGTCATATATAGTTTCTTGGGCTAGATATGGCACTTCATACCATTCATTATTATCACTATCTACTATATCTAATACTTGTATTATATTAGCGTCATTAATTTCTATAGTTTGAAAACGTTCTGGGGATCCAAATGAAAAGTCAATAGAGGTTACATTAGCTGAAATTGCATTTCGGGTTTTTTTAAGTAAGAAGAAATCAGGAACACCACCTACTGTACTATAAATTGTAATTTGAGTAGGGTCAGCTGAGCTAGAAAAGGTAAAATCTACAGGATCTTGCATAACAAAACCTGTAGCGCCATTTAAATTGGAGGCTAAAGTAGTGTTAGCTGCTATTTGTATAGCATAATCAAAATCAGGAACCCAAGTACTATCTGCAACATTTAGTTTAGCAGGAACCTGTTGGTAAATATCAACAGCAGCCAATGCTACACCAGTTACTTTAGGTCTGTAGCCTAACATATATGCTAAAGTATATAAATTATTCTGTTGGCGAGCAAACTGAACAAAGTTTTCTTGAATTTGGTTATCAAGATAAAATGACATCACATCACCAACATAAGCTGACATTTCCAAGAACAACATTCCTGGGGATGAGGGTGAAAAGTCATTATATGTTGATGGAAAATAGGTTTTAGTGTATTCAATAAGGGCATTCCTTAATTCACCAAAATCTTTATTTATATATTTTATATCTTTATTTTCAGTTGCCATTATAATGTAATTTGAAGATTTTCAGGAGTGTTTCCTAAATATGAATAATTTATAGATAATTGTATAGCATTTTCATCATATATTGGAGTTAAAGATACTCCATTTATCCTAACTGCAGGGAAATTTGTTGAGAGGTCATTACCTATTTTAATTTCTAAACCTTTTAAATATTCATCTGTTATGTTTTCAAACAGTTGATTTTGTAAATTAGAACCAAATCCAGGATTAAGAACTCGTTCACCTTTATTAGTTAATAAAAAATTAATCATGTTTGATTTAACTTGATCAATTGTTGTGTATGTTGAGGTAAATACTGAGGTTCCTGTGGCTAATGATGGATTAAACCCAGAACCCGTATATAATGGGGTACCAGTATTAGTAGCACCCCCATTAAAAGGAATAGATATCCCAACCGCAACTCGCTGGTTTAGGTCTAAAGGGTTTTGGTTTGCTATTCTAATTGCCATTATTTAGTCATTAATCCCATTATTTGATCTAAACTTACTTCACCACCAGGTAAACTTGAACCTTCACCTACTGTACTAACAGGAGGAGGAGTATAAGTGGGTTGAGCGTGTGATGAATTAGCTGTAAGTACAGCATCAAACTCACCACCAATCATACTACGCAAGTTACGTTTAATATCTGGGTTGATACTGGTATGAGTTGGTTTTGTAGTGTAAGGGATAGGGTTAGCATTTTCATTAACTACAGTTTTAGGAGAGCGTACGGCCTCAAGAAGTATATCTTTAATTTCTTCTTGAATTGCTTCACGAACTGCTTCTTTAATTAACTTTTTTAAAAAATCTGTTTTCATAGTTATAAATATTTGATTATTCAGCTGTTAATTGAGGATTTGAATCTATAATAAATTTTAGTTGATCCAAAAGTACTTGTGGGTCTGATGCGAATGAGGAGTCGGTTTTTAGTACAGGTACTCCTTGTCTATTAACTGCTTGAGCAAAACGTCTAGGGTAAGAAGTATTAGAAGTAGTGTCTAGTTTTAATTCTAAAGTAAATCCTTTATAAATATTATTTTGTTGTTGAGTAGATTTAATCACATCACTATTGCTTAGTCCTGTAGATTCATTAATAAAACCATCTAATTCAGTATTAATTTCTTCAAAGGGTATAGGAAGTTTAATGTCTTCAGTAGCAACAGGTAAAGGCTCATTTGGTGGAGTATTATAATTAGGATCTTCAGCACATTGAAGCATTAATGCATCTAAAGATCTTAATATAACTAAAATTACTCCAAGTAATGTTCCTATAGTAGCCAAAGCTACAGTTGCAATATTGAGTACTACATTAAGTTTTTTGGCGGTTTCTTCAATTTTAGCTAAACCTACAGGCACAACTGGAGGGGCGGGGAGAGGTACAAATGTTGCTGCTAAAATACCAATTCGTATGGCTGTAACTGCAGTGTTAAGTCCTATAGTTATTTTGGATAAAGTTGTTACTGTTTTATAAATAGCATTAATTTGTCTTACTAATTTATTACGTTTTTCTATAAGTTGTAATAATTTAGCTCTATTAGGACAAGAAGCTAAATCTTTTAAAGTACTTAAAGGTAATTTAGCTAAAACACCTTGTACTACGGCTGCTCCAAAAGGTAATAACAATGTTATTAAAAAAGGAATAATTTTTCTTCTAATTTTATCTTTTTGGGCATTAAAAATATTAACTAATCTTGCTTGGGGTGAAAGTTGTGATTTTAATGTCCTATCTAAAGTTTTATTATTTTCAGCTTTTGTTTCAGCATTAAGTTGAGATGTAGCAGTAGTAGTAGGATCAGGTTCAGGCGATAAAGTACCACGAGGTATTTCTGTTATTGTATTATCAGAAGGTAGATTAACTAGAGGTATTTGGCTTATTTGAGCATCTGTAGGCCAATATCGTGAGGCACGACTTGTAGAACTGATGGTTAATGTTATAGTAGCAGGGTTACTATATGGTGAAAAATCACTATCAAGGAATCTAGCTACAGCAAAACTATTATAATCATTACTGTATTGGTTATAATTAGGGTTAGCTTCTAATACAGTTGATAATTCCCAATAATTAAGGGTTTTAGAAGTAGTTGCACCTGAGGCAAGAGCTGCTCTTCGAGCTGCTTCATTTTGAGCTCTAGATTCAGCAACATTTTTGTCAAGACTTTCACCTAAAATATCCCCAGCAGCGTCTCTAACTCTATATTTTCCATCAGCTTCTTGTACTGCATCTGAAACTTGGACTCCAGAAACTGTAGTTGTAGTATCAGTTACTTGGAGGTTAGCCTCTGTTAAATAGAGAGCAGTAACAATATACTTAAAGTCATTATCTGAATTAAGGAGTATATTACCATTTATATCAGCATGGGCTATATATACTATTGAATCGGGAGAGACACTATCAAAAGATTTAGCACCAAATATTGTAGCTCCAGGTAATGGATTTTGGGTAGATGCATCTTTTACAGTTAATATATATTGGGGCATATTTTAAAATTAATTATGGGCATAATCTATATTTCCAGAGTGACTTACCAGCAACGTTACCTGATATATATGATATGGAAAAGGGTCCATTGTCTGGTACGCCACCGAGGTTATAAACTAAATCGGTTTTAGTAATTTTATATCCATACATCAAATTTTGAGATCCTTCAGCTCTGGGGGCATGGTTAAAACAAAAATCTATATGGCTTTTATAATCAGTAAAAGGAGCATCAAATTGAATATCGTTTGCAGAAGCATAATTGAGATTCCATTGAATTATTTGGGTACCTATTATACCTTGTTTATCAGGGTTAATGGTACCATCTGATTGGAGGAACCAATCATCTGTTAAACTTTTACGTAAATCATAAGAACCAGTTTCTATTTTACCTGTGTCACGGAAAAAAATTGGTATAAGGAGAGGAAATCGAGATCCTTGAGGGACTGGAGGGGAGGGGCGTGGGCCTATTCTAAGATATATAATAAATCCCCATGAAATAAAACTACCAACAGTTTTAGAATTTTGATAAAAAGTATCAGTATATGTTACACCATTGGGGCCAGTACTGCTAAATCCGAATCTATCAGGAAATTCTAAAGCATCAAGAGTAATTTTAGTAGCGCCTGCAGGTTTAATAAAATCAACAGTACCTGCTTGAGAACCAGTAAAAGGTATATCAATACATGGGGGGCCAGTAAACGTTGCTGTTATATTTACAAATTGGTATTCCTTATAATCTTCAAGAACTTTTTTATATGCTGGGGTATCTCGCTCAGGGAAAGGGGATGGGGCTGGGGGGCCGCTTACAAATGGGTTTTTTTGGATGTTTGGGGCAGGTTGTCCATTATCTTTAAAATATTGTTTTATATAGGTTTCTAGATTAGTAGCTCGATATCCTGATAGGACTTTTTGTCCTAGTGATGCTCCAAAGTTAGGGTTAGCAGTACCATTAGACGCAGAGGGTTCTCTATCATAATTACCAATTTGGGATTCAGAAGCATCTATTTTAATTACAGCTTTTTGTGTTGATTTATAATTATCCATAAACTGTAATGCTCCCGCTAGGTTATAATCTAGAAGACTTTGGTCATATGAATTTAAAGAAGATACTAAATATTTTCCACTATCATATGCTCCTTTTAAATTAAATCTACCTCCTGAGAGTGGGTTAATTGAAGGAGGGGGGAATTGGAATGTATCAGAGACTTTAGGATTTTTAATAGTAATAGAAGAAGAACCACTTTTTACATATGTTATTGTTACTGTTGAGAGATCGATTCCGTTCTCTATAGTGGCATTCCAAACACCATCTTTTCCAGTTTTAGCAGTTTTTAAAATGCTTTGTCCTGAGGAGTTAGTGTATCTGAGTTTGACTTCCACCCCCTCTAAAGGAGCCCCAGTATCTGAGCGTACAACTCCAGTGTATTTGTTACCTCCAGGATTATTAGCCATGATTAAGAGATTTTAACATTTTTAGATAACAGTTTTTTACTTTGAACAAAATTAGCAATTGATATTGATATATCTTCAGCATCACTAGAAACCGCATTTAATGATGCTATTGGTGCTCCAAATGAGTCAGCAGCATTTTTAAAAGCTATATTTAAAGTATCCATAAAAACAGATAACTCTTGTAATAAAAGATTTAAATTATCTCCTAGTACTGGTGGTTGAATATTAATCCCATCAGTTCCATTTATAATACCTAAACGTACTAGAGGAGATGCTAAAACAATTTGAGTACCACCATCCATATTAATAGTAGTATCTGAGGATAAATGTATGGATTTTTCAGAACTTAATATAATGCTGTCTTTAGTAGCATTAAATACTAATCGTCCTGAGTTTAAAATTATTTGGTTTTTTGAGTATGCATTAACATCATCAGGGACATCTGTAGGTGATAGTTTACCATATGAGTCAACTAAATTACTTGCTAAAGTAAATTTACTGATTTGTTGAGTAGAAGTTAAGTAAATAGATGACATGTCATTATTTACATTTTCAGTGGTTGGAACCCAAGGATCTGTAGGTAAGGGGCCTTGTCCGTTTCTGATAATAGTAATGGGGTCTCCATCCTTACCGGTACCATTAGACCAATTATTTTTGATATTGGCATTGTTGACTGTAGAGCCTAGTCTGATGGAGTTTCCAAATCTACCCTCATATATGGTGTCTCCTTCATAGGGTAAAAGGGGGTGAATGTTGTTTATATTTGATTCTTTAAATGTTTTTCCTAAATTTATTTCAGTAGACTGGTCTGTTACTCTTCGTACTGCCCCTGCTTCTATTTGTTGATAATCTCTTCTTTGTGGTTCAGGTAAAGTACTAGCAGCCGGGATAGCGTTATGTATTTGGCTATTCCAAATGTTAATAGGAGGTAAATAATATGGAGATACTGAAGTGGTATTATTAATAATATTTGTGTTAGGGAGGTATATTATTGGTACTAACTCATTAATTAATGGGTAATATTTAAGATTAGGGAAAAGAGGATATGCTGCTACTTTATTATTAGAATTAGACCCATTAAAGGTAGGATTTTTAACTGAGTCTATAAAAATGGTGCCAATTCCATTCCATTCACCATACTTTTTCCAGTCTTTGTGGGTGTCATCTAAAATAATGTCTACTACTCTATATGTAGATACAGCAGATGTAGTAGATACCCCAGATGAAGCACCAGCAGTAAAATTTGATCCATTATTGGTTTGGTTACCATACAGCGGTGTGGGCATTAGTTACCTCCTTCTTTAAATTTGTCTATTTCAGCCAATAATTGAGCTTTTTCTTCCTCAGAGATACCAAAACCGCCTTCGGCGGTTCCGTTATTACTCATAATACGTTGGATGATAGTAGCCATCTTAATTAATTGTTCATCATTTTTAACACTTATTTCTAAGTATTCTTTAATTAAAGGAACAATTAAAGTAGCATCTCCTATTTCGTTTACTAGTGGTTTTAATTCTGATATGAGGGCGGAGATTTGTTTGTCTTTTTTCTTTTGATTATTATATATCTCCTCTAATATGTCAGAAAATTTTTTACCACCAAATACAACATTGTCTAAACCATTCATGATACGTGTTTAATAATAAATATAATTATGGGAAATTTGTATACCCATTTTCTAAATAAAAATAATAATGGTTTTTAAATATATCGTAAAGTTTATTTGCTATTTTAGTAATTTTTGGGGTTTTAGCATCAACAATTTCCCGAATGTAAATGTATAACGCCTTTTTATTAAATATATCTATATTTTCTCTTTTACGAAACAACTCTAAAATTGCATCTGCTATTTTAGCATCATCATTTTTTGGGAATAATTCATATATATTATCAGAACAGTATTCAACGTATTCATCTATAAATGCTGATAATTTTTGGTTGATGGGGGTTTCATCAATGTTGTAGCTATACTTCTCATCTGATTCAAGTTCTTCAATTGGGGCTTTGTCTACTCGTTTTTTATAGTTTTTAGTATTTGAAATAATCAAATAACGTTTAGCTATAGTTCCAAAATACGAATATGCTTTAGCTCCTCTTTCTGGGTTGAATAGATGAATCTTAGAAAGTAAAAATGAAATTACTTCATGTTGTAAATCCTCAATATTACTTACTTCAGTATAATAAAACTTAAAAGTATGAATAATATTTTCTGTTAATTTAAAAAACGCATAATGAATACGATCACGATATATTTTATTTTTTGTCTCGTAATCTAAAGTATTATTATACTCAACAATTGCATTCTCTGTTTCTTGAGTGAAATACATCCCACTAGTTTTTGGTTTTACTACTACCGCTGCTACATCACTCATAAATTCTTAATATTGAACTGGTTTAAAATACTTTGGATTTGTTTAACTGATTCGAAGAAAAAACCAACCTCATCATCTGATTTGAATGATTCTCTAGCGTCTACTTCTTTAAGTTTTTTATCTGACATTTCAATTATATCAGATACTTTATTTAAATAAGACATATATCCAATTAGGATATCTTCTTGTTTTTCATTTTTTCTAAGAAGATTAAAGGTTGTGTATCCTAGGATCACAACCATTAAACTTAATATAACAATTGCTATAATCATATATTATCTAGTAAACTTTTTAATCCTTCACTTTTGATATTACTTAAAGCTTTAGTCTTAATAGGTGCTTTCTTGTTTTTTTCAATTGTGAAATTTGATGATTTATTTTGAGTTGTTCCATTTTTTAATTTCGCATTCCATTCTTGCTCAAATTCAATCCTAGCAGCCATTAAATCTGCCTGGTGAATGATATATACTAAAGCTGTGCGGGGTTTAGTTTCTGGGAGGTAGGATATTAAGTATGGCTTGTTAGCATCATCATATAAACCATCATGTAACTTAATTGCTAACATCTCATTTTTAGAAAATACAATATCATGAGACATTAACAAATACAAACTGCGGTCTGGGACAGACATGTATTCAAGTTGATTGTTGAATTTGTAATCTTCACCTAGTTTATCTTTTCTCCATTGGTCGTCCTGGGGGAGGTATGATTCATTTTCTTCATCACCCATTTTACCCAAGTCATGATTTAAAGCAGCAAATACTAATTCATCAAAGGTATATGCAGAAGTATCAACCCCCATTTCTTTCCACACTTGGTGGAGTTTAAGAGCACATTGTACTACTCGTAATACGTGATCTACATAACCGCCTGGGAATGCATTGTGATATTCTTTTTTATGAGAAGCAGGCATAAGCATAATACGCTCAGCATATAATTCATAAAATGATTTTAATTCAGAACATCTAGGCTCAGAGATATGCTCATCAATGATGGATAGAAATTTGTTCCAATTGTCTTGGATTTGTTCTGCTGTTAATTTCATCGCGCAGCAACATTTAATTCATAACCATCAATTGGCTCGCTTTCAACATACATTTTAGCTTGTTCAATTGAAGCATTGATGTTTTCTAAAGCTTCTTTGTAAATCTCGATTGATAGTTGTTGGTTAACAATAAAATTAAGTTGTTTAGTTAAACCTTCAATTTTATTAAGTTCACGTAAAATACTGTCTCTATGTTTCATAATTTAAATATATTTTTGTTAATTTGTTGTTACACACATACACCCTTATTTTCTACACATCTTATTATCAAAACCCCTGTGATTCTAATATAACTGAAGAGAATAAATATACCAAGTTATTTTGAAGAAGAATTAATTATGTCTTGAATTTGTTTAAGATAAATACATTTTTCGTATTCTTCTAAAGATTCATAATAATTTAAGGCACTGGTTAGGGTTTGTTTAAAAATTTCATCTGAGGATAACTTGAGGCAATCCAAATGAGTGGTATCTTGTAGGTCAAGTTTTGATAAGTTATCATACGCCCTGCTATAAACCATATAACTACTTGCCCTTTCAATCTCATCAGTATCCAGATCCGGACTAGTTTCCCCTAAAAATTTAATTATTTGCTTAGCAAATGTCTCATAATTTACAATTAGTTTTTTAAATATCCCAATCCAGATTATAGGACTATCAGACAAGTCTATTTGTACAATAGCTTCTTCTGGTTCCTCAGAAGATTTAAATAGGTTAAATATTTTGTTGATATTCATGTATATAAATATATAAAGAAAAAAAGCGGCAAAAAGCCGCTTTAAAAAGTAAGTTTAATTATTTATTATCCTTTAATTAATTGTTTAGTCCCAGTTGATCCTGTTGCTTTATCAAATCGTGAGTCTGTATATGAGCGGCACTCAGCTATTTGGTTATAGACTCGTTCTAACTCATAAGATGTTTGACGATCTGTATCTTCAAATTTTTTATAAACTTGTTGAAAATTATAATCTCTCTCTCGAGTATTATTATCTATCCACTCATGAGTGGATTTTAACTCTGCTGTTAATTTGTTAATCCTAACTATACCCCAAACAATTACAGCCATAAAAGCAACTGCAATAATCGAGAGCATACCTAAAACGAAAGATGTTGTTTCCATAATTTGTTTCTCCTTTATTTTAAATAACTTACTTTTTAGTGCACCTTGCAGGAATCGAACCTGCGACCTACTGATTATGAGTCAGTTGCTCTAACCAATTGAGCTAAAGGTGCTGATTGGGACAAATATAATAAATGAATTCTAAATTACCAAACTTTATTTGGAGAATAAACTCTAAAGAAATGATATGAAGTACGAGCTAAAGGGAATTTAATTACAAAGAAATTATAACTATCCCAAAATTTAATAGCATACTTACTATCAAGTTTTCCATCAAAATAAACTTCAGCTGTTCCTGTTCTAAGATCACAAACAAACTTTAAAGCATTATTTTGAATAATATAGATGTCTTCTTCCTCTATTAATTTGATCTTATAAAGTTGATCTGTTCTATAGAGTGAATCAACAACCATACGACTATGACCTGGGATGAATAATCTATATTCTTCTTGGTCAAATCTTTTGTTTATGGGGACGTATTGAGAGTATAATGAAACCTTTATTAGTAGTGCTAGAAGCACAGTTAATATTTTCATTATGGTGTGTTTATAATAAATATTATAAACTAAGTACCCCTATCAGGGATCGAACCTGAAACCTACAGATTAGAAATCTGTTGCTCTATCCAGTTGAGCTATAGGAGCATATGTGGTCAAGGCAGGATTCGAACCTGCACGGGCTGCCAATATAGTAACCAGGATGTGTACACATACCATTTTTTACCCACATTGCTATAACCATATGTCGCGTCTTACCAATTCCGCCACTTGACCATCAATCTTTTAGATTGTCATACTTACAACATGTCAAATAATAATCAACTAGATTCTCTTTAGAAACGCTGATTCCTTTATGTAGTGTCCTTGTAACCACCACCCACAACTCATCTATGTGGGTGGTGATTGGTTCCAACTTCAGCTCTTCACTTATGAGCTGGTGTAATTCTTGTTTATTGTTAAGCTGCATATTCAACTGCAAGTTCATATAGTTTAGCATTCAAATCAAGGTCTTGTTTAAAGTTCTTAATTTTTCTTGCTTTACGCAACTTGTTACCTGAGGTATATTCAAACATACCATGCACTAATTTTTCTTGAACTATATTAAACACACTCCACAAATCATTACCCTGATCTTCAGGGCGAGTTGGCTCAATCAGTTTATCATAATCAATTGTAATGTTTTGAAGTTGTTCTACTCCGAATCGGATTACAGCTGCTTTCTTAGCAAATTCTTCGATTTGCTCTTTAACCAACTGTTTTCCTTTAAATCGATTCATTGATTCAACAGTCAATGGAAGTTTTTCTACCATTGAATTAATTACATTTGTCAATTCCTCAAAATTGTAACCATAGTGACGAATCTTAAGATTTTCAAACTCTTTAGAGCAAATAACCAAACCATTCTCGCACACCATACGAAACAAACCAGCTGTAAAAGTAAATGCATTTTTACCATCATGGCTATTAGTAAGCAATACTTGTGGATAAGCACTGTCTCCGTCTGTACCTTCAATAACAAGGTTATTATTGCGGAATACAACTAGGTGTTTTTGGTAACCCTCACCCTTACGGGCACGTACTTGTTTTGCATCAACTACTCCCCAACCTAGTTTCTCCATATCTTGAATAATTTGGTTGGTTGGAATGTGAGAATATTTTTCACTAGTACCTGGGGCACCTTTAGTAGTGAAGATTGAACTTGCTTGTTCACGAATTTGTGACTCGTTCAAAAAATTGTCGTTATTAATTTTTAACATAACCTTTATTGTTTTTAATTATACTTTAAATATACAAACTTTATCCTGTGAAGCCAAATTTCCTGTTAAATGCTTTTAACTAAAAAGCAGATTTGATCAATTAATTTTTGCTTATCAGCTCTAATGTCTACTCGATATGGGTTCCGAGCTAAGACTTTTTCTATTTCTTCTAATTTTTCCCCACAAATTTTCAATTGATCAATTGTTGTCCCTTCACCTGGTTCAACTTCTAAAATAACAGGTGCAGGTTTAATTTTGGCAGGACGCCCACGACGTTTTTGTTCCATAACTTTTATTGTTGTTTTAATTAAAAAAATATTGATGTAAAACCCCAGTACATGGCAATTTGAATACCGTAAAACAAACCTTGGGATTTAAAAGACAAGTCTTCATTATTTTTCTTGGCTTCAATACGAACGTGCGATACTGCACAAAAAGCCATCCAAGTGTAAACTGATGTTGTGATTGCTGTTTCCATGGTGTATTGGTTTTTTATTTGCTTTAAACATACAACCATTCTCCTGCAAAGCCAAATCTCCGGCGCAAGATCTTTTAAATGATATTTACATTTAATTTTTTATTAATGACTTTAACTACACATACTGCGTTTGATGTTCTAACTACTAACGCACTTGGTCTATCATTAGCATTAAACATTGATACTAATTCATAAGAGTCAATTACATCTAATAAATCATCAAGACCTTCTACAACATCTAAAAACGCATTAGTATCTCCTGGGTATTCATATACCCCAAATTCTCCTTTAGATAATGATAAACCCTTAAGAGTATCTTTTAATTTGATCATTTCAGGTGAAGGATTTATACTAGCTACATAACTAAGAATTGCTGGGGAACCAACCAAATCATCGTTCTGGGCATCTTCTAAAGTTAATGGTATATAAAAATCAAGTGCTTGAGCACCAAAAAAATCAGCAGCACTGTAAATTCTACTAAGCCATACTTTTCTGCTACCCTCATATAATATTTCATCTGAAAATAAGTTTTGGTAGTATACTAAAACCATATAGTACATTAAAGTACCAATTCCTTGTTTTCTATAAGGTTTACTAATATATGTTAAAACAACCTGCCCTCCTTTTAGTTTATAGGGCTTATTTTTCATCACCTCAATATCTATAGTTCCAATAATATACTCTTTCCAGGTTTTACCAGATGTATTTACTAAATACTTAGTCATTCCAGTACGTGGAGCTAATAATTGATAATCATCAACCTCAAATAAAACCTTACCTCTTACTTCAGATTGATCAGCTTCACTATTAAAAATCATTTCCTGTTGCGCAGGACTTAAATCATATATCAACTCAGCATTCTCAAAATCAAAGCTATTAAAGAAACCACCATATAAATTAGTATCATTAATAAATGATCCTTCTAGTTCCCCAGAGCGCAAATCTAATTCTTTAAGTAAGTCAGTCAATTTTATCATGGTTATAAATATTCTAATAGACAAAAAAGAACCCCGATGAGTAGCGAATTCATCGGGGCCTAAGTAGCCTAAACTACAACGGTCCTAAGTCCGTTATCCTTGGTTCTCTAAAAGTGCTTTAAGAACCCTATTGTTTTCTTGAATTCTCTTAAAGTTTTTCTTTAAGTTAATTTTGTTTTTATG